GCCGTGGACAAATGACCGCGAATTTTGCCCTTGGGGTTTGAAAATCTGACGGAAAACATAATGGGAAAACGCGGAAGACAACCTAAGCCTAGCGTGCTGCGTGTGTTAGAAGGTAATCCCGGAAAACGAAAGATAAACAAAACTGAGCCTCGCCCGCCTGTTTGCGTGCCCGAGTGCCCGGAATGGGTGTCTGCCGACGCGCGTAAATATTGGGGCGAAGTTTCTGAGATGCTGCACAATCTCGGAGTGCTTACGAGTGCTGACATAATTGCTCTAGCTCTCCTCGTAGACGCGTTAGCCCAATACATCGGCGCAAAGGAAGATATCGCACAGCGAGGAGATACCCAAGTATCGGAAAGCGGGTACGAATGCCCGCGTCCTTCCGTGGCAATCCGAAATAAATCCGTTGAAACAGTGGTGAAAATCCTGGCGCATTTCGGCATGACTCCATCGTCGCGGTCGAGCATATCGATAGCGAAAAATAAAGAGCCTGAATCGCCACTCGTGGAGCTGATGAGGCGTGCAAATGAACGCCGAACAGTCAGTTAGTGACTACATCGAGGGCGTCAAAAATGGTTCGATTCCGTGTTGCAAATACGTTCGGATGGCGGTTGCGAGGCATGAACGATGCATTCGTGACGCGGAATCGCTCGGATTGTTTTTTGACTGGCCTTCCGTCCAGACTGTGATTGATTTTTTCGGAATCCTGAAGCATTCGAAGGGACGTTGGGCGTCAAAGAAATTTCGACTTGAGCCGTGGCAGGCGTTCATTCTGGCGGAAATATTCGGCTGGAAACGATCCTCGGATGGACTACGCAGGTACAGGACTGCATATGTAGAGGTGCCGCGCAAAAACGGTAAAACAACATTCGCGGCAGGAATAGCATTGTACTGCCTGACGCTAGACGGAGAGAGCGGAGCGGAAGTCTATAGTGCCGCGACGAAACGAGATCAGGCGAAAATTTGTTTCGACGAAGCGCGCCGGATGGTACTGGCATCAGAGTTGAAAAATGTACTGACGGCGAAATTACAGAACATTCATTGCCTTGCAACTCACTCAAAATTTGAACCGCTAGGCGCTGACGCCGACACACTCGATGGACTGAATCCGCATTGCATTATTATTGACGAATTGCACGCGCATAAATCGCGCGACTTGTGGGACGTTCTCGAGACCGCCACTGGATCTAGATCGCAACCGCTGACATTTGCAATCACAACCGCCGGGGTTAATCGGCCGTGCGTCTGTCTTGAAATTCGCAATTACTGCATTGGCGTTATCGATCCGGAATCCGGCGTTAACGACGAGACGACATTTGCATTTATTTCGTCGATTGATGACGGCGATGACTGGAAAACAGTAGAGGCGCGGAAAAAAGCCAACCCTAACTATGGTGTGTCCGTGCTAGTTGACGATATCGAGAGAATGGCCGAAAAGGCCGCGTCAAGCGTAGCTGACGAAAATGCGTTTCGAAATAAACGTCTGAATGAATGGACGGAGCAGGCAATCCGCTGGCTGACGCTCGAATCTTGGGACGCGTGCGCAGACACGATTGATCCTGAATCGCTGGCAGGATGCGAATGCTACGCCGGTTTGGATTTGTCGAAAACAACGGACATTAGCGCCCTCGTATTAGTTTTTCCGCAGGGCGAAAAATATACCGTTCTTCCGTGGTTTTGGTGTCCAGAGGATTGCGCTAAAGATCGCGACACGAGGAACAGAACAAATTATTTACAGTGGGCGAGAGCCGGACATATTGAGTTGACGAGTGGAAATGTAATTGATTACGGGTTTATCCGGAAGCGAATAAACGAACTATCAAAAAAATACAATCTGATTGATGTCGGGTACGACCCATATAACGCATCGCACCTAGCGCAGGAGCTACAGGAAGAAGATGGAATTGTAATGGTCGAGATGCGTCAGGGAGCATTAACGCTTAATGAGCCTAGCAAGGAACTAGAACGAAAAATCCTGAGCGGCTTGATGCGACACAATGGAAATCCCGTGTTGCGGTGGATGGCCGGTAACGTCTCAATATCGTTTGACGCAAATGAAAATATCAAGCCCGACAAAAAGAAGTCGTCCGAAAAAATTGACGGAATCGTCGCTACGATTTTGGGCATTGGACGGGCAATGAGCGCGGCGGGCGGGTCGTTCGACGGGAAATTGTTGGTGGTGTAGACGGGGATAGAATGGGAATTTTTGACCGCATGCGCTCTGCCTGGGGTGTGTTATCCGGAGAATCTTCCGGATATATTACCGTTACTTCTGGAGGTAATTGGGGGCAGTCTACTGCGTTAACTGATGATCGGTTTATGCGTATCGCGGCGTATTTTGCCTGCATCAGAAACATATCCGAGGATGTCGCAAAGCTCCCACTGATTACGTATCGACGCCTGGCGCGCGGTAAATCGAGAGCGCCCGAACATCCCTTATCTTCGGTGCTAGGAAAATCTCCTCATCCAGCAATTGGATCAATGGCGTTTCGCGAAACTCTGACACGATATGCGCTCGGTTGGGGAAACGGCTATGCGCAGATTTTGCGTAGCGGAACTTCGGTTCCAACAGCGCTTGAGCCGATACATCCTGGACTAGTTGACATCACAACGTCCAATGATGGCCGCGTAAAATATATTGTGCGTAACGGCGGAGAAAACAAAACCATTCCAGCCGCCGATATGCTTCACATTCACGGTTTATCGTCAAATGGTGTTTGCGGTCTTTCGGTTGCAGGGCTATCGCGCGAGACAATGGAGTTTGCAGGTAGTGCGCAGACTTACGGAAGGAATTTATTCGCTCGCGGCGGTCGTCCATGCGGCACGCTGACTGTACCCGGAAAACTGACTCCGGACGCGCAAAAAATGCTCCGTGAGTCCTGGGACGAGGCGCACGGCGGAGAGAATTCCGGTCGTACCGCTGTACTGCCGGAAGGAATCAAATACGAAACGATTTCGATAAATCCCGTTGATGCTCAGTATCTCGAAACCCGGCAATTTACCGTGGAGGAAATCGCCCGCTGGTTTCGGATGCCGCTGCACAAAATACAATACCTAGTCAGGGCGCAAGGTTGGTCGACTCTGGACGCGCAAAATACGGATTATCTGACCGATACTTTAATGCCGTGGCTGGTGCGCTGGGAACAGGAAATTGCGCGGAAACTATTTGCAGACGATCCGGAATATTTTGCGGAACATCTCGTAAACGGGATGCTACGCGGCGACCAGAAATCACGGTCCGAATATTACGTAAAACAATTTTCAATCGGGGCGCTATCGATCAACGAAATTCGGGAACTTGAAAACATGAATCCGATTGATGGCGACGGCGGAGATAAGCACTTTGTCCCGTTAAATATGACACCTGCCGAATTCGCAAATAGCGTTTCTGGGTCGAGAGACAAGGACGGGAATAATGGAAATGCATAACCAAAAATGCGCCGCAATGCATCTAGATATGTGGTGCGCTAAATCTGAATGGTTGCAAGCTATGGTTTCTGCTATTCGGTCTGGTGCGCTTATTCCCGACCCGAATAAAGCTGCCCGCGATTATAACGGGCGCGGATACGACGTGACAGGCGGAATTGCTATTATTCCGCTGGACGGACCGCTGATGAAAATATGGAGCAAATACGGCGGAACGTCTACGCTATGGGCGCGCGCTGCTGTGCGCAATGCAGACGCGGATCCGAACGTATCCGGGATTATGCTGCACATCGATAGCCCCGGCGGAACTAGCGCCGGAACGTCCGACTTAGGTGATGATATTCGATCCGTTGGAAAACCGATTCATTCCTATATTTCCGATCTTGGTGCGAGCGCTGCTTATTGGGCGGCGTCACAGACAGACCATATTACAATCGGCAGAACCGGATTGTCCGGATCAATCGGAACATACGCATCTATCGTCGATACGTCCGGAGCGGCAGAGTTGGCCGGGATCAAGGTGCATGTTATTTCTACCGGAAAATACAAGGGAGCTGGAGAGGAAGGCGCTCCTGTGACTGACGATCAACTCGCCTATTGGCAGGAATTGGTAAACAAGCATTTTGCCCATTTCGAAAGCGCCGTTCGTGGCGGTCGAAGAATGACGAAATCTAAATTTGACGCGGTATCTGATGGTCGCGTGTTTGACGCGGCCGACTCAAAAATGTTGGGGCTGGTGGACGAAATCGGATCTTTCGACACGGCAATTAAACGGCTCATGCGGGCCAAATAACGGAGGATATGTAATGCGTACTGTTGCTGTTATTGCGCGGGAATTGATGGAATGCAATGCAAAGATTACGGCGCTTTTCACCAAGAAAGACTCTTCGCCTACCGATGACGCGGAACTGGTTGCGCTGGATGCCCGGGCCGCAGAACTGAAGGCTGAGCTTGCCGCCGCAACCACGCGCGACGAAATTGCAGCGCGCGCTGCCGCAAGCAATGCGGAATTGTCCGCCCCTCGTCCTGGCGATCAGCCGACGAGTCCGGTCAGTGAGCGCGCCGTATCGTCTGGGTTGCGGGAACGCGCTCTCGATAATCCGACGCGCGGATTCCGGTCTTACTCTGATTTTGCGATGGCTGTGCGCGCTAACGAGGTGCACAATTCGCGCGATGACCGGTTGTCGTTGCTTGACGCTAACGCGAATGACCCCGGTAGTGACGGCGGTTTTCTCGTGCCTCCCGAGTACAGCAATCGTATTTTCGAGCGCATGACCGATGCTAACGGCGTCATGGGGAAATGCGACCGGATCAATATTACCGGGAACAGCATCACGATGAATGGCATGGTCGATCATGACAAATCGAGTTCGACGTATCGGTATGCCGGGGTCGTTTCCTACTGGGTCGAGGAAGGCGGAAGCATCACGGCGAGCGATCTGAAGTTTCGTCAAATCACGCTTCGCCCGCACAAGATCGCGGCGCTGTCCGTTGCGTCCGCAGAGCTGCTCCAGGACTCGCCGAATTTTGGAAATCGTCTGTTGGAAAAACACGCAGAAGCGATTAACGATACCGTATCGTACTCGCTGTTTTTCGGTACCGGTGTAGGTCAGCCGCTTGGGGCGTTTGTCGGCGCTCCGTCTATTTCCGTTGCTGCCGAGGATGGCCAAACCACGGATACGATTATCGCGGAAAATGCTCTCGAAATGTATCAGGCGCTGTGGCCGAAATCGATCTCTACCGCCGAATGGTACTACACACAGAGCGCATTTCGGCAGCTCGCGACGATGTGCATCATGACGAGCGAATCTACCGGGCAGCTCGTCTATATGCCCGCTGGCGGACTGTCGGGGACTCCGTACGGTACGATTCTCGGGCGTCCTGCGTATCCGAGTGAATATTGCGCGGCGCTCGGAAATGTTGGCGATATTTTGCTTGCCGACTGGAGTCAATATTTGCTCGGTGTGCGTGGCGGCGTCGATACCGAAATGTCGATTCATTTGTATTTTGACAAGGCGCAAAACGCCTATCGCAGTATGTTCCGAGTCGATGGCCGTCCTACGTGGGACGTTGCTATGACCGACCGAAACAGCAATTCCGTTAGTCCGTTTGTGAAGTTGGCCGCGCGCTAATTTTGCCACAGAACAGGAGAAAATAAATGTTCCTCGAAAATAATCAGGTACATCCTATTTGGCCCGCGTATGTCGTAGATGACGGTGATGACGACACCGTTGCCACTGGTGATTACGTGTCCCTCAAGGACTACGAAAATTTGACCGTGCTTATTACGTTTGCCGATGGCACGGCAACCACCGGCGATATTGATATCGAGCTGTATCAGGCGACCGATACCGCCAACAGCCTGAGCGATGCGAAGGCATTGGATGTCTGCAAAACCGGGAGAATCTTTTACAAGAAACACGCTACCGATTTGTCCGCCGTCGGGCAGTGGACCGCCGCGACACAGGCCACGGCCGATGAGATTTACGACGACGAAACCAGCGGCGAGACGCTCGGTATGATTGCTATCGAGGTTTTCGCCAGCGACCTGGATACCGACAATGGTTTTTGCGCCGTGCGGTGCGACCTGGACACTATCAGCTCGGCGAAGCTTGTTACCGGTCATTATATTTTGAGCGGTGCGAAAATTTCCACCGCCCCCGAACTCATGCCCAGTGCCCTCTAAATGAAAGGTGCGAAAATGAAGACTCGTGTTTTTGCTTTGATTGTTTTTTTCCTGTGTTCCATCGCTAATGCGGCCGGGTATGTAAATCCTCCCGACCGACTGTCCGGGATTGATCTCGGGTATGATGCCGCGCGCGGGCGATACTCCACCGTTACGGCCGTTAATTTGACCGGCTATAATGGCGATGCCGATGCGAGCGGCGCTACCGTCCTGGTGTGGTCCGGAGACGGCGCGTACACGTTCCAGACGACCGCCCGAACTCTATCCATGTCTGGCACAGCCGCAACCGATGCGTCCGGCGGTACCGGTATCAATACGTTGACCATCACTGGACTCGATTCGGATTACTTGGAAATTTCCGAAGACGTCGGCATGACCGGCGCTACTGCCGCAGTCACTACTAATTCATTTTTCCGCGTCAATTCCGTGGTCGCAAAAACCACCGGAACCGGCCTTGGTAGCACTAGCGCAATTACGATTACGTCTAGCACCGATACTTATCGACAGGCGTACTTGGCTGTTGGCGATTGTCGAGCGCTGCAATGCCTGTATACGGTTCCAGCGTCAAAGACGGCGTATATTACCGGAGTGCGTGCAAGCCTTGCAAATGCTGCGGAGTTGACCGCGAACGCGCTTATTTTAATCCAAAGTAAATCGGCTACGTCTGGGTGGGTAACGCTCGCATCCGTACCTGTCGGCGGCGCGATTGCGTCTAGCCAATTTGCCGTACCGCTGAAGGTGCTCGAAAAAACTTCGATCCGCGCGGCTGTCAGTAATGGTAATGCAAGCGTTTCTAATGGTGGCGGTGATAATCTGAAAATTACCGCCGATCTGGATATTGTCGTAGTTGACGACTGAGGAGAATAAAATGAGCAGCTGGAAAACTACCGGCCTAGGTCTTGGAACGATTTTAGCGGCTGTAGGAACTGCTCTGGCCGCGTATCTCGACGATGATCCGGAGAGCATGCCGAACATTGAAATCCTTGTTACGGCGATTACGGCAGGGCTCGGCCTGATTTTCGCCCGCGATAATAATGTGACGAGCGAAAAGGCTGGCGCGGCGTGACTCTTGCTGAAATCGTAGGCGCTATCGTCCGTGCAATTCTAGGAGCGATTTTAGGGAAACCTATCAGGCGCGAAACGGAGTACCGCGATGCGAAAGGCGACGCTAAAACTAACAGCGTGTTTCGTGATACTGATTGGTAGTTGCGGCTGTTTTTTGCAGCCTGTCGAGAAAATCACGGAGCGATATAATTTCGTCGATCTCGATGCCCCCGCAATGAGGCTTGCAAAACCGATCACGGCCGAGCTACTCGAAAAACGCGGCGAGGAATGGGTCAGTGTCGGAAAAGGGACGATCCCGGCCGGGGCGTATATCAAGGGGCGTGCGCCTAGAGATTCCGAGGTAAAATAACTAAGCATGCCCCCGGTCGCAATCAAACGGACCGGGGGCAATTGGAGCCTAAATGGCAAATTACGTTGTTACTGGCCCGGCAGCTGAGCCTGTGTTGTCGGCAGATGCGAAAACTCATTTGCGGGTCGATACGACCGACGACGATACCTATATCGGAACGTTAATCACGGTTGCGCGAACGTCGGTAGAACGGTGGATACAGCGTAGCCTTATTACCCAGACTCGCGCTCTGACGTTGCCGGATTGGCCTTCCGTAATTCGGCTGCCCATGGGTCCGGTAAAATCAATCACGCATGTTAAATATTACGATTCGTACGACGTTTTGCAAACGTTGTCTGCAAGTTCGTATCAAACTGATTTGGTGTCGGAAATTCCGCGAATCGCATTAGCTCCAGGAGAATCATGGCCGACGATAGACGATGAGCTTTTTAATCCGATTATCGTGACGTATTCCGCCGGATACGGAGATACGGGCGCATCCGTTCCGGCACCGATCAAGCAGGCGATTTTGCTGATGATTGGTCATTTTTACGAGTCGCGAGAGGCCGTTACAATCGATTCTATTCAGCGCGTTTTGCCGTTGTCCGTAGAGATGCTACTTTCTCAATATGATATTTCCGGAGCGTCGTATTGATGCGTACTGGCGAATTACGTAGGCGGGTCATAATCCAATACTCAACGGATACGCAAAGTGCCTCAGGCGCGTATACAAAAACATGGGCCACGCTAGCTAACGCGTGGGCAAATGTTACTCAATCCGCAGGGTCAACAGACGATTTAGGCGGGGTAGTCCACTCAGAGAAAACATTCGCCGTTACAATTCGCTATCGATCCGATGTAACGGCTAAAAATAGGATATTGTGGGGCGCGCGGATACTGAATATTGATAGCGTAATAAACGTTAACGAACGCAATCATTGGCTTGTTTTGTCGTGCCGCGAGGCGTCATAATGAGCATATCGGTAGATCTGAAATTTGATTCCGCGCGCATGTCTCGCTTGCACGCATCGCTGACATCTATGAGCGGTCAGGCAATTGAGCGCATATTAAAAAAGGCTGTAAAAACTGCAATAAAACCCGTATTGTCTGACGCAAAACAATCCGCTCCGGTCGAAACTGGGATGCTCCAAAAAAGCATTATCTCTAAAGACAAAAAATACTCAAACGGCGTCTTAGTGATTGTTGGTGCCGAGAGTAAAAAGGATCCGGCAACGGGGCGCAATCCGGCGAATTATTTGCATCTGGTCCATGACGGAACAAAGCCGCACGCGATAGCGGGTCCATGTAAAATTGGCAGCAATTGGGCGATTGGAATTAAACATCCTGGAAATAGAGCGAATCCTTTTTTGCTGCGAGCGCTGGATAAAAATACTCCCGCAGTGTTATCTCGATTTGCTAGGTCAATCAAAAACTCTATCATCAGGGAACTAAAAAAATGAGGCTTGTTTTTGCCGCGCTGATTGCTCTATCGTCTGTTGCTTGCGCATCTGACGCGCAGTCAAAAAACGCCGCCGTCATCACGGATATCGCGCGATGCCTCAGAGACCGATACGATGATCCGCAAGTGATCGTTTTGGTTTCAGCCGCGCTAGAAAACGAAAAAACATTCCGCGTTCCTTCCGCGAGAATTAATCCGTTTTCAGAGATTGAAATCAGAGAAAATATCAAGGCGTCTGGCAATGATAGAGGCCATAGCGACTGGGCGGCAATGATTGCATTCGTGGCGTGTTTTGCGTCTGTTGTGTACTGCCTTGCAATCGTCTATTACACCGCGAGAGGATTACGGAATGCCGACTAGCTCTATATTGATGCAGCCGATTATGCAGGCCGGTTTCCTCGGGTTGTCTGCCGTTTTGCTGGTAATTATCGTTTGGCTAATTACGCGGCTGCTGAAATTGCTTGAAGATACCAGCAAAATTATTTCGGATAATACCCATGTTATTTCCGGGTTGAATGACCGCTATTCCGAGTTAACGGAATTATGCGGAGATATCAGAGATCGACTGTTGTCTCGTCCGTGCATTGCGGATCATACGAAATGACGGTTTGCCCGATTTGCCAAAAAAAACGGCATGTGCATGTATATTTGCTAAACGGTAAAACTATGCGCCTGTGTGACGAGTGCGGCAAAAAAATGATTGGCGCGGAGCGAAAAAATGGCGACGAAAACCTTCAACGCCGATAACCAATTCACGGCAGTATCCGGCTGTACCGTGTCGTCCGGCGTCCAGGTGAACGCGCCGCTGTTTTCGAACGCCACGCTTGACGCACTCTCGGGAAATCTAATTGCGGCGTGGAAGCTGAATGAAACGACCGGCACGCGGTCCGCTCTCGTCGGCCCGGGCCTGGACGGCGTGGGCGCTGCTGTCGGGTATGCGACCGGAATATCCGGGAACGCCGCGACAGGATCCGGTGGAGCTACCACGTTCTTGCGCACGACCACGGATTTGGTTGCAGGAAAGGCAAAAATCTCCGTCTCCGCGTGGGTCTATTTTTCGTCAATTACGAACGCGCAGGTAATTATCTCCGAGGGCTACAGCGGCGGCGCGCGCTTGAGCATCCAGAAAGACGCCTCTCACAAATTGCTCGTGTTGATTCGCGACAACACGCCGACGCAGAAATCGACCACGTCCGTCAATACGTTTTCCGCCGGGCAGTGGTATCACGTCGTCGTCGTCGTCGATACGGACGCGGACACCATTAACGCCTGGGTGAATAACACGGCCTGGATTACCGACTATGCGGGCGCTACGGGCGCGATCAATTCGGCGTCGGGTTACGGCGTCTCACTGGCGGCCTATTACACCACTAGCGCGGCGGCCACGCTGAACGGATCCATTGACGAGGTATACGTCTGGGATACGGCCATTGCCACGAGCGCGAGCTACGCGGCCGTAACCGCGCTGTACAATTCCGGAGCGGGAACCTTCTACGATTACTATGGCGTGTTCACTGTCCATGACGCAAGCGCTGACGATATTGACCTCGGAGAGTCAACCGGAATCGATCCTTCAACCGCAACAAAAACGCATACCGCCGACGCTGTGATTACCGTCGAATGGGCGCATAATAATACGGGAGAAACTCCGGAGTCGTACGATTCATATTCGTGGGCCGAGTTCCTCGCGGCCGATGCGTCTCCGGATCGATATCATTGGTTTCGGCTCTCGCTATCGCATCTCGCGACGTCGTCGTTTACCGCGTTTACGCTAGACACGTATTCGGCCGATACGACCCCGCCCGCCGCGCCCACGGCCACGAAGTATGTAATTTTCGATACGGATAATTTCGCCCTGAATTGGGACGAACCGGCGGACGAGGATTTTGACCATTGCGAGTTGAAACGAATTGCAGATGCGACGACAACCTATCTGGGTAACAACGCCGGAGTGGTGGCGTGGGAGGCGTCGCCCGGGACGTACTGGCAACTTCGAGACGGAGCCGGCGGCGCGGGCATCACGCCGCATAGCGCATTTGTCGATGAGACGGTCACGGCCGCGAGCGTGGCGTATTATGTGCGGTCCGTAGACGCGACCGGGAACGCGAGCGCCTGGGCGCTGTTTGCGTCCGCAGCAACAGAGGCTGATTATCCAGACGTCGGAGACGTACGCGACGGTGTCACGTACGGAGACGACTCGTATGAGGGAACACTAGAGCTTCCGGGAGTCGCAGACGTTCGCGACGGCGTTACGTACGGGTCCGGAGGAACGGAATACGAGGGGACGTATGTTGCCGGCGATGCTCCGTCCACTCCGGAAATATCCGTAGAAGATAACGAGGACGGAACCGGATCGGTCGTTACTGTCTCCGAGACTGATGACGACGCAACAAATACTCTCTATACCGCTCCTGTCGTATACTCCGGCTCTCCTACGTGGACGACGAGTGGCTCCCGGGTTGGCGACGGAGAAATACCCGTTACTCTGTCGACCGGATTTTATTGGTTCGTGGTAATTTCAACGGCGGGTTAATATGCTATATGATATTCAGGTGCACATTCCAACAGCGACTATTTGCGGATATCGATCACGCGCAGAGGCCGACACGATCCGTCCGTGGGGCGCGCGCGATGACGATGAGCCGTTTGCGATTTTCTCCGTTGATCTGTCTCCTGGAGAATCGATTGATTTAGGCGGGATAGAATTTATCCTCCCGGGGGTTATAAATGGCAATTGTTGACGTTGGGTATAATGCGGCAGGAGCTGCATACGATTACACTACGATTGCCGCAGGCATTGCGGCGGCGAACGCGTCGGATACCGTGCGCGTGTGGTATTCGACCGCAAAACAAAATGTCCGTTGGGATGGCGCAATCACGCTAAATAAGGCCATTGAATTAACCGGTGGACTGTCTAATCGGCGAATTGTTTTGGCGAGAACTAACACGGTAATTACGGTTAGCGCCAGCTCGACAATTTCCAATTTTACATTCCGTAACCAGAGTTCTTCAGTGTACGTCAATACCGCGTCGATTGATGTTGTTGTGTGCTGTTGCGATATTTTCGGAACTGGAACTGCGATCACTTCCGATACGTCGGCGTCCGGTACGTTGCTCGTGCGAAATTGTATTTTGTCGGGCGGTAGCTCAGGGATATATTTGGCCGCTGGAACCGTAACAGCGATTAACAATACTGTCGTTAATTCCGCCTACGGATTTTACCGTGGCGGAGGAACTCTTGCGGCGTCGAATAATGTCACGTATTCGTGCGGCACTGAATATTCTGGAACCGTGGCGAGTGGATCTAACAACGCCAGTCAGGACGGAACTGCACCGGCCAGCGGTAGAGTAGACCTAAATGCTATCGATCCAAAATTCGTACGCGATAATCTAACTGGAAAATACCCGAATGATTTTCGGATTGTAGTTGGAAGCGATCTTATTTCCGCTGGCGTTGATGTTGGCCTAACAACCGATATCGATTCTCAGAGTTATTCCGTCGGTTCGTTTCCTATTGGGTGTAGTTCTGGTCTCGCATATCCTAATTCGTTGTTGACGACCGCCGGCGGAAATTGGACGAAGGCGACTGCCGCATATGTTTTGACAGGACATAATTTCGGCGTGTCTGAATCTGAGGTTGCCGCATATTCTCCCGATTTTCCGGCCGCCGCTAACGTGCTGAATGACGACACGGTAAACGGATCTCCCGGAACGTTTGCGAATGTATCTGTTGATGACGTTCGCGACGGAACAAAATGGGGAGCTGCGGGAACGGAATACGAAGGCGTCCTTGAGGTGACAACGTCTGTTCCGTTTAGCGTCTCCGGAATATTGCGCTCTGCTGTTACTGGCGCATCGAGCAGGTTCGGACCAGAGGAGGCATTGCGACAAATATTGCTCGACAGTACGGGCATTCTCGGATTGGTATCGTCGCGCATTTGCCCAGAGTCACACGCCGATTCTATCACAGTCGGGAGCACGTGCATTACATACACGCGCACAGGAACGGCGCACGCGCGACACGTCGGAGGCGCTACGGGAATCGCTACGGCGACGTTTGAAATTAATGCGTTCTCGTCGTCATACGATGAATTAAATAGATTGTCCGAGTATATCCGCCTACAGCTCGATACGTATTCCGGAACAGTTACCGGTGACGGCGGATCGTTGGTTGTTCACTCGATTAATGTAGATGACGAAACGGACAAAAATAGCGGCCTATGGGCTGGAACAGATAGGCCGGTATTTTACGAGACTATTCGTTGCGAGTTGTGGCACACGGAAACAATTCCCAGTTAGGAGGAGGGTTAGAAATGGCCGTCGGATTGGCAAACGGGACTACGCTGACGTTTGGCACCAGCGGGTACACGTTGATTATTACTGGTTGGAATCGTAGCGGCTACGG